GTCCACGCCCTTGACAAACATCAACGGTCATGATATACTGGTGATCTATAATGGGTTCTTCATATACTGATACGTCCCCGCCTTCCAATCGACGAACTGGTTGACGCGCACGTAAATCTAGAAGTATCTGACCCTCAATGAGAGTATTACCCGTACCGAAGAACGTATTACCAAATTCTTGGTCAAACTGTAAGGAGGAGGTGTTTGCTATAGTTTGCGCTTTCCACTTCTCGTCTCGGCCAGGGACATCCCACCAATCTACACGAAACGGTTTGTAGGCATTAACACCCTGTACAGCACCTTCCCATATCTTTTGGAAAGTATTACCAATACCGTTTGCGGTACTTGTTATGATAACTTTTGTGTCCTTACCGGACGAAATTACAGGATAGGTTGATGTATAGAACTCTGCCGCATTCTCTACGAACGCAAACTCGTCTAGGAACAGAAGGTTAACCGACATACCACGAATAGAAGAACCAGAGGTTGCTGCGGCAATGATACGAGAGTTATTAGAGAACTCTATTGACCCTTTGTTAAGTGCTTTACAGCCAGGCTGTAGGAAGAACGGGAGGTTCTCTAACATGAGTGTTACACGAGATAACATCTCACGCGCCGTCGCGCCTTTGTTAGCAAGAACCGCAATAGTCTTTTCTGGATGAAATACGGCATACCATAAAATATACCCTACCGAACTAATTGATTTACCAGATTGCCTACAAGCGAGAACGATAGAAAATCTATTATCATTAAAGTGATTAAACATATTTTCTTGATAATCATATAGATCGAAAGGTACTAGACCTTTATCAAGATGAACTACCTTAACATACTTCCTACAGAAATACGCGGGGTCTTTCATACACTTCTGGTATTCTCGAAGTTTCTTCTTATCCCACTCCTCTGAGACACCGTCACGTTTTACTTGAGGGTTTCCGAGATAGGAGTTCTTAGTGAAAGATGCCATTATGAATCGTCCTGATCAATCACCTTTTCATCACCACCCAATAACATGCGCTGAAGGTCTGTAGTAGAACCTACAAATAAATTGTTATTAGTAGTTATTGCGTCTGCGGGTCTATCGTCTTTTAAAAGTTCTTTCTGCTTCTTGTTCAAATCCATTAACTTATCGTTAACGTCAGCGATACCTTTAATCATACCAGCCAGAACTTCAAATGCTCGGGGGTGCTCACTTTCGCGAGCTACCTCAATCATCAACTCTAAAGACTCACGACCCTTTTCAATAAGGTCGTAGTAAGTTTCACGAGAGTATTCATAGTCTTGTTCATGTACAAAATTACGTTTCTCTTCTTTGTTAGATACCGTTGGGACTTTGCTCATCATTAATCTCTATAGTAAATCCATAGTCACTATCAGGACTCACGTCAATTGGGTCTGTAGTAATTCTTATATTACTCAAGAACGGGTTTAAATCATCATTGGAAAGCATGTGTATATTAGTGTTAACTTCTCTAATAAGCGTGCCTTCCTTCACTGGCCCGTAGAAATTAGTTTTCATCTCAAAGTTAAGATTATATATAATTGTTCTACGTTGCTCTAATGGGCCTTCATAATCATCTTGAAAATCCACACCAGTGAGAGTGACCGGAATATCTTCGACTATATCGGGTAAATCGCTGAATGGTTTTACCGAGAGCGTGTATTGCGGAGCAAAGTATGGTATAATTTGTTCAACCACTTGTAACGCATCATCTTGCGATTTAGCATAAACTGCTAATTGAAACGACAATATATACGGAACACCTGTGTATAAATCTTTTCTTTCACCAATAGGTGCCGCATTAAACGTATTCATTTTAGGTAACTGACGCTGCGGGTCATAATTAATACCAATTATCTCGAAGGACATTCTAGGTAACTTAATGGCGACGCGACGTTCAGCCTCTTCACCTTGCGACATCTCTTCGAGTCTCTCTAAGAAACTCCTCTTCGGAGCATAAGATAATGGTACTTTGACTTGTGATAAGACTTTACCGTTAGAGTCTGTTCTCAAAACATGTATGTCATTAAACAGAGAACCAAATATAGATACAGAAGTCCTTACTCGCTTGTTATAAAAATAAGTACCTAACATTATGAAACATCTCCGAAGGGGTTCGATTCTGAAAAGTCTAGGAAATCATTTTCGAAATCATCAAATATTTTATTCTGTGATAGAGGTTGTATTTCGTTTACATTATCCCCAATGGTTCCCTGTACCGGCATATACACCGCACCAGACTCCGCAAATACTTCTCGGTCATCAGACCACATGTGGTATTGTCCGTCATCAGCACCCGTGTGCGCGATAGATAGCACACGTGTTTGACTGTTCCACGCAGTAACTTCACCGCCAAGTTCAAAATCGTCAAACGTCTGGAATACGTATTCTCCGGTCTCGTAGAAACCACCTTGGTTAGAATCTGGTTCAGCCATAGTCATATGATACTGATAGGCGTGTTCTTTTTCTACAATATCAATCGCATCAACACCAGTGTCAAAGTCTTCATCAGAGAACTCAAACAACTCACACTGCATACGGAAGAGTGGTAACTGGGATAACTGATAGAAAGGAGTTTCAGTCTCAACTTTCTTGACCTCGAACAAAGACTGAGATAGAGGTAAGAATATAACATCACCCTCCCTTGGTCTGAATTTCTTGTCTGATAGTTTATCACCAATTAATTCCTGCCATCGCCGACGAGCAATCACAAATGTTGCTTGATCGCGTAACTCGATACCAAACTTGGTGAACAGGTCTCCCTCTCCGTCAAATCCGTCAGTATTCTCTATGAAAACCTCTACCTTATAGGCGTCAGAGAACTGGGACTGAATGCTGTCCAGAAAGATATCTTCCCTCTCTACAACTTCTCGGGGTAGATAATAAATGTCCTGACCATAGAATTTAATAGACTCTATAATTAAGTCTTCGTATAAACTCTGTTCTGGTCTGTGATTTTGACTTATATATGGATTAGTTGCCATGGGTTACCCTACAAAAAAGATTGGGCCTTCGTCTTCCTCTTCACGGAATTTCTCCATGATTTTTTCGATGTCTTGTAGAGCATCTTCATAGATTTGACGAGCGTTTACAGTGACACCGCCTGGCAATGTCATTCCATCAAACTTAATCAAGTTAGTACCCCACTGTCTCTTAATGAGCGCAGTACAATATGATTTGAGAAAACGATGATTCCAAAGAGAGTTATATTCTGTTATTGAATCGTCTGGGTCTCTAATACCATATACCTCAAATACGATATAATCCCCCGCAGTAAGTTTGCTTTTACCTATAGTTAGATTTATTCTATTATATTGTCTATCGAATAAAATCTCTGGTTGTCCAGTTAACTTCATGTCCAACAACGATAAGTGTTGCTGCATCTGTTCGTACTGAGCAAGGTCTCCCAAGATGCCATTTCCGGCAACAAAGTCTGACATGGTAAATTTCATGTACTGCCATGCGTCACTGAACCATCCATTCTGTGAACCGTTAAAGGACATGGGGAGCATACGAACTACACTTATCATATCCAAATTGTCAGGAAAATCGATAGATTGATTGTCGATATCTTCCTGAGTCAATTGATGCTTCAAGTAAAAGCGTTTACTTCCATCTGGATGAAATTCACGAAACCACTGAAGTGCTTCGTCTACACGGTCATCCAATTGTTCTTCATCTATATTGACTTCTACTACTGGGTGCCCTAATGCACGCAAGCAATAGTCCATCAAATCATCTCGGTTAGTTACATACATGAGGTGCGTCCTAAAGTTATTCTAGTTCTATTTATACGTTTTATAGCGCACATAAAAAAAGGGACACCGAAGTGTCCCCTTTCGCATACTACTTATTAGTAATATTAGTTTACAATAACACCATTGATATCATAGATGTCAATACGGTAGTGAGAAGGAGCTTGTCCACCCAAACCGTTCGCGTTAGTAGATGATGCTACGTGTAGAGATGAAGCAGTTTCCGCTTCGTCAATCTTGATTTCACCAGTGGTTGAATTGTAAGTGATACATAGACCACCAGACAATACCGACTTAGTACGTTCCGGAGTCCAGTACTTGTTAGTACCTTCACTTAGGTCATCAGTGTCCCAATTTTCGATAGCACCTACTTTAGTATTTAAAGTAGAGATACTAGCATTGTTAGAACTGACCAATCCTTGTAACGTTCCATCAGCAGATTGGAAAGCAGCAACAATCTCTGTCAATGAATCCAAAGCAGCTGGATCAGTGTTAGAGACAATACTGTTAATCTGATTCTGAAGTGAATTATCACCAGCAACACGTAACGCAACTTCTGTGTTAATGTTATTCTGGAGAGTAGTATCACCGGCAGCACGAACAACCAATTCGGCAGCAAGACCGACCTGTAGGTCACTATCAGCAGCCGCACGAGTTGATGCTTCTGTATCAATGTTACCCTGTAAGAGGATATCCGCAGCAGAACGAGCTGATGCTTCCGAAGTAATCGCAGTATCGTTGACACCTTCCGCAGCAGTAGCACGAGTGATTTCGTTACTGATTGAAGTGACAGCAGTATTTAATTCACCGTGTAGTTCGTTGATAGCAACTGCTAGTGAAGCAGCAGTAGTATCAAGAGCAGTACCTATACCAGTGAATGTCTGTAACGAATCAACATTACCTTCTTCAGTAGACAGACGACCACCCTGAACAGCTACTGTAGATGCTGTGGCAGATGCGAGTCCCTGAACCACTGCCATATCTGAGTCTAAAGTATCTACACGACCGTCAATAACATTAATCGCTGAAGAGTTTCCACTCATCAATGACTGTAAATTACCGTCAGCAGCCTCAAACGCAGCAACAACTTCTACTATAGTATCTAGAGCAGGAATTGTACCGGTAGTGATTGCGTTAACCGCATTCTGTACAGAAGTAATTGCCGCTTGTAGGTTGTTATCACCTGTGATACGAGCAGTATTAGCATTCGCAACATCAGTGATTAGACCTGATACAGCGTTTGCGCGTGAAGTAACTTCTGCTGTAATCTGACTCTGTAGATCACTGTCAGCACTTTCGCGAGCAAGTTGTTCCGCATCAATATTACTCTGGAGAGTAGTATCAGCAGACGCACGGGTTGATGCTTCAGATGAAATTGCTGTCGCATTAACACCTTCCGCAGCAGTAGCACGAGTAACTTCTGCCGTGATATTACCTTGAAGTACACTATCAGCAGACGCACGGGTTGATGCTTCAGTAGACGCACCAGAACTTAGAGTATGAATCTGTCCCTGTAGGTCATTGTCTAGAGCAGTAACCGCAGATGCGATATCTGCCGCAACAGCTGATTTTGCTTTAGCATCAGTAAAGTACTCATTAGAACCTTCCACTAGGTCGCTAGTAGATAGCGCAATCTTAGTGTAAGAAGAACCGTCGAATACTTCCCACTGATCTGAGGTTTCATTCCATCGAATCTGAGCAGCAGCTTCGTCACCACGCATTACGCGGAAACCAGCATTCTCAGTCGGAGTACCAGAAGTAACATTTGAGTTCAAGTCAATGATGTTATCTGCTAATGAGATAGTCTCAGAGTTAACTGTAGTTACAGTACCTTGAACAGATAAATTACCTTGAACATCAACGTCGCCTAAGAAAGACTTATTACCTACGTGATCAGCAGAAATCTTACTATCAACATATCCTTTGTTAGCAGCTTCGCCGTCTGTTTGTGGAACCGCAACATTAAAGATGCAGTTACCATTCATTTCAACGTCACCGCCGAATTGAGTAGCAGCGCCACCAACAGTTGTGATTGTTTTGCCAGAAGACAGGATAAAATTAGATTTAACCTGAATAGATTCTGAACCAGCGTTTAGATCAATTACACCACCACCGGAAGTACCGAATGATAGGTTCTGACCTGAGTCCGCGTACATTGTGATTGTACCGCTGTTGTCCTCAAGGATTTTAGTACCGTTGATGTATAATGAGCCAGGGCCGATATACACATCACGCCATACTTTGTCCGGAGAACCAAGACTATACGTGTCATCTAGAGAAGGAACCAAATTCTGTGAGATTGCGCTTCCGTCGAGAGATACTGTACTACCGTTTACGCTTAAACCATTGCCTGCTGTTAAGTTCAGTGAGAACTCACCGCTCAGCTGGTTGTAATCGAT